CGATAAAAGTTGGTTTACACCAACACAAACAACTTCAATGTTAAACACCCCTTACTTTATTAACGCAATTCAACAAGGTGTCTTTAACTTTAGATACAAACAAGCTGACCAATCACCATATAGAACTGCGGCATATTTGTTCTTAAATAGTTTACCACTTGGTACGCTTAGAGAGAAATATAAAACATTAGCAAATGATTCAGTATCTGATTTAGATTACATTCTTGCAACATTAAAGAAATTTGGTGCGGTTCATAAATTACCTTACGCTTGGATATTAAAATATGGTTCTATTTGGAATCGTTATAAAGTTTATAAAAAAACAGGTAAAGATATTTTGGATCCTGTTTGGACTAACTTTAATTATTTAGAGAATTGGGATCCAGTTAATTCTGCGGCAACAAAAAGTTTTAACTTACTTATTGATGGAACCCAAAGAGATATTGTTTTAGAAAATACAACAACAGGTAATCAACCATTTACCGATATTAACACAGGTTTCTACCCACAATTAACAGATGACTTTAATGTGTTCTTACAAGGGTTAAAATTATTTAGTGGACAGACACAAGTTACGGGTAAATGTGAGGTAACCCCAATTAGTGGTGATTGTGTGACATTTGATGTTACGGGCACTTGTTCACTTAATGGTAACGTTTTAACCATAACCTCAATAAGCAATAATTTAATTAAACCAAGTTTACCTATACAAATACCATCTTTAAGTGTAACAACAAGTGTGTTATCTCAAACATCGGGTGTTGTAGGTGGAACAGGAACTTATGTTATGCCTGTTACAATAACGGCAACTAACGTTAATTTTGTTATTAAAAGTTATGCAAATATCACAAATCTTACGAGTACTGGTATAACAAGTGGAACCATAATTGGCGGTCCATCAACTAACGGATCTTTAACGTTAGGTGTTCAAATATCAGGAACAACAAATGGAAATGGATTATATTACATAACACCGACATCAGCGGTAACATCAAGTTTTACAGTATTAAACCCACCATTAAAGGTAACCGCGATTGATAGTAATGTGTTATCGGCAAACACTATATTAAATGGTGCGTCGTTAAATGGTAATGTAACAATTTTAAGTCAGTTATCAGGTATAAATGGGGGTACGGGAATGTACTCAATATCAACAGGTCAAACCGCAACAACATCAAACTTTGTGGTAGCAAATGCTTACTTACAGGGAATTGGGTCAACTCAGATACAACCACTTATAACGTCAGGTAAATTAAAACTAATCAATACTACAAACTCAACTATATTTGAAACTCCAGGTTTTGACCCTAATAATGGTCAAAGAAGTATGAGAGTAACGCCTTGGTCTGTTATAGTTAGAACAACAGATGGGACCGGTTATTATACTTTACCTTCATTTGGTTCTAATATAAATCAAACAAAAGTTGAAGCATTTAAGAACGGAACAATGAAAGAGGAGTTAGTTAATAATGACTCAATGTTCAACGGATCAGTTAGATTGTTTTGGAATGCGCCTCAATACGGTTGGTTTGATAACAGTAAGGTAGTTAAGAATGATCCGGGAACTTATATGAAGGAAATTTTTAACACAGAAAAATTACAACAAAATTTCTTAATAAGTGGAGACCAAACAAAATACACGGACATACAAGAATTATTCACCACATTTGATATTGAAACATTAGATAAATTTGAGTCTGAATTCTTAAACTTTAGTAGATCCATTTATGATTATGTTGACACATTACCGGCAAATAAAGGTAGTCAAAACTTACAACTTATAAATCAGGAAGCAAATCCAAATGCAAGTACAGATTTAATATCTGATAAGGCTAATAAAAATTTCCAATACCTTATGAGAGAGTTGTTTAAGGTTAAAACACCAACAGGAACATCACCTGAAACAGTATTGGAAAGTGTTATATCAAGTCAAAATGAAACATTCCAACAGATACTATCAAATTTTGTTAATTATAATGTTGTGTTTAAGTATGGAAACCCATCTATGTTTGATAGAAGATTATTCTTAACCTTTTCAAATAAGTTCCTTGAAGATCCAATTATATACGGACCTTATGAAAATGGTACATTACCAACTCAAGGTGGTTCACTTACATTGGCTCAATCAATACAACAGAGTCCTGAAACTTGGAAAGCGTTAGAGTTTTACGTTGGATACTCAACAATACCTAAATTAGCATATTCCAATAATGGATCATATATAACTGATTTCTTTGTTGACTTAAACGTACAATTTAACGAGAAGAACGTAATTGATTTCGCACCTTTAATTAAAATTTATGCAACACAAAAGTTAAACAATAATAACTTAAATTTAACTTCATTTTATGGTTTAATGAATGCGTATTTTGATCAGTCAGATGCATACATCTTTAATGTTGTTAACGTTATGATGCCACAAGTTAGGAAACAATTACCTACGGTATTCATTGAACAAGATAACGCATCAGCAAGGGCGGATTTAGAGGCAGGATTTACCGAACAAACAAGAACTGAATTGTGGGAAACATTTAAAGCTTTAAACGATACTTGGATTGCTGGTTATGATATTAGTAATAAAACGTTGTTTGAGGATGTAATGTTAGTTGATAGGGCCAGTAGAAATGTGGGTGATAAGATATTAGTTGATATATTTGAAATACAAAACCTAATTGAAGGTGGAACATATAAGAACACATTGTTAGATATAATTACAACAATATTGGTTCAGAATAACTTCCAACACTTTATGTTACCATCTTACGTTAACTTTTATAATGTACAAGATGCGGTTAAAAATCCAGTACCAAAACCTGATGGTTCTTTGGAGTTTGCAAATACATTATTTGGAACCTTCTTAAATGTTGATTACAGAAATAGTTCACCTAAGTTCTTGTGTTTTTATGCAAACAAACCAAGTGAGCATTTGGATATGAAAGATAATATTGATTATAGATATAGAGATGATGCGTTTGACTTGAGAAGAGCAAGTGATAATCCACTAATTGAAAATCAAATGGACAAACAAGATTGGGCTAACTCAAATAAAGTTGTTGGATTTAATGTTGACATGACATCACAAAATCAACAAATATTTAAACAATTTAGTGTTAGTCAAACACCGGGTAAACCAACTTCAGAGTCCTTAGAGATGTTGAACCAAATGTCAAATATGGATAGGAATAAAAGATCAACGACTCAAAGTGTTTCATTATATAACTTATATAAAAATAGAAGTTATGAATGTTCTATTGATATGATGGGATGTGCGTTAATACAACCTATGATGTATTTTAATATTAGAAATATCCCAATGTTTACTGGACCATATATGATTAGAAAGGTAACTCATAATATAACGGAGAACGGATTTGAAACTTCATTTGAGGGGTCACGTCAACCATTCTATAGTTTACCAAAAATTGACAATTTCTTACAAACATTAAATATTAAAATACTATCAACAATTGAGGCAAAGATTCAGGAGAAAGAAAAGAAAAATTTAAATAGTACTACAAACATATTAAACCAACAACAAAATGTATTAGCAAATATTAAGTCTGACGAACAATTAACTAAAAACCAAGATTGTGGATTATCGGCTAATTCAAGATACTATGGTTACACCGTTATTGATGTTCCAGCTCAAACATCTAAAACAAGTAGAGAGTTATACAACAGTATTATAAGTTATTTAACAACAAGTGGTTATAAAGATGCGGAGTTGGTAGCGTTCGCATCTATAATGTTTACGTTTATTTATGTTGATTCAGGAAATTCAACAGGGATATCGGCGTATGAGAACAATTATAGTACAATTGATTTAGTACAACTTTATGGGGATTCATTTACAACCTTTATTGATAAAAAATATTATTGTGTATCAAGAGGAACTAACACAAATTTACCTATCGCTAAATTTAAATCATTTGATACCTTTATTCAATTTGTATATACAAGAACGGTTGGTATATTAAATACGTTTACAACAAGTATTGATGGGACAGATCAAAATGCGATAGAGGTATTATCAAAACTTTATGTTGTTGAATACCCAATACAACAAAATCAAGATGTTTGGAACAAAATGTCTGAACAAGATCAAACATTGGTTAAACAGGAATTTAAAAACGCATTAAGTTTGTATAAATCATTAGCACAATAAACTTTCAACATAACGAGATATTTATAAATAAAAATAATATGAACACTAAATTAATATTGGACAACTACTTGGGTAAAAACACAAGAGTTTCAGAAAAAGATATGGGTGACGGAACAAAACAAGTTTGTGACCTTGATACTGGTGATTGTTACACAGTAAGAATGAAAGACGGTCTTATTGAAAGAGTTGACAACACTATGAAAACATTTAAGAAAATACAAGTAGAGACCAGTCATGGTATAAAAACATTATTAAACGGATAAGATGGGAATTGATGAAAAAATATTAAGAGAGATATCAAGATATAACTCTATTAACAAATACATTATGGAACAAGATGTTCCACCACTTCCAGGTGAAGACCCTGCGGCATTACCACCGGCTGATCCGGGAGCAGATCCTGCGGCAGCGGGAGCACCACCTGCAGATCCTGCGGCACCAGCTCCACCGGCACCACCGGCAGAACCAACACCTGTAGATGTTGCTAATGATCCTGATGTTGAAGAAATAGGAGCTGAAGGTGAAGGAGAAACTGAGGAAGTTGATATCACTGATTTAATTGACAACCAAAAAACAATGGCTGACAAACAAGAAGAATACTTTAATAATCTTTTTGACCAAATTAAAACTATGGAAACTAAACTTGGTGAGATGGATCAACTTGTTAGTAAAATTGATAGTTTGGATTCTAAGGTTGAGAAATACAGACCAAGAACGGCTCAAGAAAAACTTGAATTAAGAAGCTTAGATTCAGGACCATTCAAACAAAACTTAGCTGACTTTTTTGAAGACAAACAAAAAGAAATGGAAGAAACGGGTAAAAACGAATATGTTTTAACTCAAGATGAAGTTGAAAATTTTAGCCCTAATGATATTGAAAAATCATTTAGTGCACCAATGGAAGATGAGGATGATATCCTATTGAACAGATACAATTCATAACAAGTAAGGCTGAGTAAAATTGGCCTTATTTTTTTTTAATATTACGGCGACACACATTTGACTATACCCTTTTTTACCCCTATAATTTACATATAAACTTTTAATTTTTATTAACATGGCGACAAATGTCTTAGATGCAGTTTTGGCACAGTACGAAAGCTCAAAACAAGGTGGTTCTTCTAACACCTCAAAATTTACACAAGAAGAAAGAATGAAAAAATATTTCGCAGCTCTTTTGAAAGATAATGAGAAGCAAGGACAAAGAACAATCCGTATTTTACCTACAACGGACGGAAGTTCTCCATTCAAAGAAGTGTGGTTCCACGAAATCCAAGTGGACGGCAAATTCCAAAAATTTTATGATCCGGGAAAAAATGACAACGAACGTTCACCTTTAAATGAGGTTTACGAAGAATTGATGTCAACAGGTCGTGATTCAGACAAACAATTGGCAACACAATACAAAGCTCGTAAGTTTTATATTGTTAAGGTAATTGATCGTGATAACGAACAAGACGGTGTTAAGTTTTGGAGATTCAAACACAACTACAAACAAGAAGGGATCCTTGATAAAATTATTCCAATTTGGAAAGC